TTTATATTTGTCTTTGGAAGAATGTCTTTGGTGTTCCCTGTTTTCGGGGATCCCTTTCCCTGTTTTCGGGGATAACCATCCCCGTTTTCAGGGATGGTTTGACGGTTATTTTCACCATCCCCGTTTTCAGGGATAGCTATCCCTGTTTTAGGGGATAACCATCCCTGTTTCTGGGGTTGGTAATAACTGACTTCTGGGATTGAGATAACCCATGTGACAGTTTCAGCAGCCGGGAAAGCCGCTGGGCATCTTGTGCAATTTGGCTTTGCGTAGGCCCACTTATCCAGGTGGGTATTAATCCCAATGTATCTGGTTTGCCCAATGCGGCGGAGGATGATGATGTTCCGATAAGCGAGACTCAGCACCGCTTCTGAAACGTGCTTCACCTTCAGTGTGGTTTTGTCCGCAATGAGGCTATTGGCTATCCTGTCCGACTTTTTGGACCAGCCATAGGTCAGGCGGACTATAGCGTTCAGAACGCGGAATTCGCGGCCCGATAGCTCGACGATACACAGGGCATCCTGGATCTGGTTGGCTAAACGCAAATAGCCGTTCTCCAGTTCAGCCATGCGACTCTCCTGCTTCCCCTCTTGCGTGGGGAATTTGTAAATTTCAGCGGTGTTTGACATACTGCTCTCCGCAACTACCGGACGTATTTGCACCCGAAAGCCGTTGGTGTTCGTGCACCGCGGCTTTCACCTTAAATTCGACATGATTCACTGCGCACCTCACATTACGCCCGGGCTCATGACCGCGAGACCACTCAGAACTTGAACAACAGCCTCCCCAGGCAGAAGCGCCAGCAGGTGTTCAATGCCCTCCCTCACCTCTTTCACCAGCTGGTGCTGCGGCGCCCTCAAAATCACCGCGCGTTTCGCCTCGCCGATCTCCTTCTCCATCGCTGCATAACGCGTCATAAAGCAGTCCTGAGGTACCAGGCGGCCACGGAACTCAAGCGGTAGAACGGCGATGATCGCGGGCGACAGCTGGCTGATGTTTTTGCGCGCATACTCCGTATCACCATCGAGCCAGCGGAAGAGTTTCTGACGCTTACGGCTCAGGTCTTCGGGAAATTCCAGCCCAGCGCCGCCCTGTCGTTCCCACTCCTCAACGATGATCCCGGCAACGACATCCTGGTTATCCAGTGACGCAGCCCAGGCACGAACGGCATCGCGGATCTGTTCGTGCTTATCTGCCGCGCTTGGCTGATTGCGATTTATCATCGCAGCCGGAGGTAATCCGGTATTTTGTTGATATGAAATGGCATGCATGGTCAGGACTCCTGTTTTGGCAGCCCATCAGTAGGGTTTGGATATGCCAATGGGTCGATTTCATGAGGGGTAACCTGCCACTCAAGAATCCGACAAAGGGGCAAAATTCGACCGTGAGGAATTTTTCCTTTCCGAAGCCACTTACCGACAGCCTGCGATGAAATGCCGAAGCACTCTCCAATGCCTACTTGCGTCATGTGGCTACTGATTTTGTCTTTAAGTTGGTTATCCATTTGTTGTCCTGCATGTTGGTGAATGTTGGCAGGAGAATAACATTTAAAACTTTTGGTTCCAACAAAAATCAAACCAATAGTTCTGATGAACTATAAAACCAATGGTTGTAAAATGAGAATATGAATAAAACTCCTCACCCTGTGTTTGCCAAAAGAATCCATCAAGTGATGGAGGAAAACGGCTGGAGCATGGCTGATTTAGCCAGGCGCGTGATGCTTTCACATACCTCAGTGCGTAAATGGGCGAATGGTGCAGCAGCTGCAAGCGGCGATCGCCTTAAAAGGCTGTCAGCCGTAACTGGTAGGCCTGAGTACTGGTTCTTTATGGAACCGGGTACAGAAGGGGAGAATGGAGAAGAACTTCCGACATTACCTCGCGTTCTTGATGAACAGGAACAAACGTTGTTATCTCTGTTTAATCAGTTGCCAGAAGCTGAAAAGCTCCGTTTGATCATTCACACCAGGGGTGTGGTGAAAGAAATGGACCTACTGAAGAATGATGTCTACGACATAATGAACGACCTCAAGAAATAGCCTCATTCCCGCTCTGTACAAAATAGACACCTTGCTGGTGTCTTTTTTTTCACCCCCAAATAGAACTACGGGTTCCATTTACACTTTACTTATCGAACTTTTGGTTGTACTCTTCATTCCATCGACAACACGCGCACCGTTGTCAGGTTAAGAAAAGTTCCGCCAGCCTGGCGACAAGGGCAAACAAGGGGATTGAGATGAAAGGCAACCCATCAGTACCAAACAGCGGTCGCGCTGTTCCAATGCGCAACCAGCGAACCGGAGCAGCATGGCTGGTCTCTTTTAACTACAGCGACGGCACTTACTGGCATGAACCGCAGGGAAATCTGCGCCACATACGCCGGCCATATGCCTCGCGCAGCGTCGAACCGCATCTGGTCCCGGCAGGTACGCACTGATGAATACTCTTTTTGCATTAGTGCTGACCATTGGCATGACCAATGGCGATTTCCAGGACGTAGTGGTTGATGTCTATGAAAGCCAGCAGCAGTGCGAACAGGCAGCTGTTGAACAGCACGTGACAGGAAACTGTTACCCGGTAGAAAAAATTGTACGCGCCGATGAGGTTCCAGCAGACACCACGGCGAAATTCTGAGGAGACGATGATGTTGAAGAAATGCGCGTACTGCCGCAAGCCGATCGAGCAAGGGAAGGAAGTTAAAAACAAACTGCTCTTCATCCACGGCTCGCAGCTGAAACGCGAACAACGCGATTACTGTTCTGTTCGTTGCGCTTCGTTCGACCAGATGGCACACGAAGCTTAACGAAAACCCCGCGCAAGGCGGGATTCACGTCCGGTGCCACCGACCAAAGTTACACCGGAATTTATACCAAACCAAAAACACACCCAATGGGCGCTATCTCTGGCCCGGGGATCTTACATCCAAAAATGAGGATCTGACATGGAATTTTTCTATGTAGTTAAGGCTACGCAGAAATCAGGTAAAGATGATGCAGTGATTTGGTTCACTGCAAAAAGTGAAGCGCGCGCAGCTCTGACGCTCGATGTTGAGCTGGAAGAGGCTGGCATTGAAACCGGACGTGGCAAGGATTATCAGAAGCCTGTCCGTACCGATTTCCCGGTTTATGACGACCTGCCGGAAGAGAGCACCATCGACTACACCTGGTGCAAACGCTACGAACTGGCCGAAGACCTGCGCACATGGCAACAGAAACCCGGGGAAGCATCGCAGGGTGATACCGTGAAGAGTGATTCCGACAGTAACTTAACGACGGAACTTCAGTGCGAAAAAGACGGTGATCGCAAACTCGAATATTCAAACGACGATAGCGTGCAATTCCAGCTGGCAACGATGCCTTTTCGTATTCAACTGCTCGCACAGTTTTGTGCCGAAGATCGCCACGTCTACCACATCAGTATCCCACATCGCAAAGAGCTCTCGGCTCTCGAACTGGACATGGACAATAGCTACGTGCAGAACATGCTGCTAGCTGCCGAGAATAGCCCAGAAATTAAGGCATTCGACATGCCAACCCTCTGGAAATTAACTGCCGCGATCAAGATGGTATTTCCACAAGACAAGCGCCATGAACTTAACCAGATTATTGAGTTCACGAAAATATGGATAAAAACTGAGTATATCGATCGCGGCATCCTCACCCGCGAATGGGCAGCAGGCAACCGTATCACAAATGTGGAGCGCACAGACTCCGGCACAAATGCTGATGGAGGTTATGTCACTGACCGCGGCGAAGGCGCACACCATACGCTGGACTCTCTCGATCTTGAGATCGCCTGCGCCCTGCTGCCGATGGATTTCAACCACCGAGAAATCCCGGGCAGCATCCACCGCCGCGCCAAGGAAATTGTCGCGCATAAAGAAGAACCATGGAAATCGTGGAGCAAAATCCTGCGCAACCAGCCCGGCGTTCTGGCAGTGAACCGCGCGGCCATCTTCAACCTGGTGCGCATCGCACCGGAAAACATACACCTGAATCCGGTTGCTCATCTGGAATTCGTTAACCAGACGATGACGGCTGAGTTCAATTCCGCTGGTGAGATCCTGCCATTACCCGTTGCAAAGAACGAAGCATCAGCCGTAGGCATGAAACCTGATACACGCAAAACCTACTGCACCCACGAAGAAAATTTGAAGCGCGTACGTGAAGAAGGCGCACGTAAACGCGCTGAAGAAGCAGCCAATCAGCCAAAAGTTGAAAATCTCGGAGGTGGAATGTTCTCCATCGATGCCCTAATGGGTGGAACTACCGATCCGGTCAACAATACCTCCTCAAATGAAGTCCAAAAAACGGAAAACGAAGCGGAGACCACCAGCGATGTGCAGATGGAAACGACTCAGCCAGAGAAAGTCGAAAATACTGATCCGGTACAACCAGGCGAAGGCGCTGATGCAGCTGATACGCAAGCAGTTACCGTAGCACCGGCAGAGATACTTGCCGCTGCCGCGCCAAGCCTGGCGAATCAGGAACAGGCGAGCGTTGACCATAAAACAGATTCAGCCAGCCAGAATAGCGTTCCTGCACACCAGAATGAGCCAGACCCGGCACAAATCGAGCCAGAATCGGTACAAAACGAACCAGAACTGCAGCAGGGAGAACCAGCTGTTGAATATCCTGCTTATTTCGAGCCAGGCCGCTATGAAGGGCTACCGAACGAGGTGTACCACGCCGCCAACGGCATCAGCTCAACCCAGGTGAAAGATGCGCGCGTTTCGCTGATGTACTTCAATGCGCGCCACGTTGAGAAAACCATCGTCAAAGAGCGCTCCGCGGTACTGGACATGGGCAACTTGGTGCATGCGCTGGCGTTGCAGCCTGAACAACTGGACGCAGAATTCAGCGTTGAACCGGTAATCCTGGAAGGCGCATTCACAACGGCCGCGACCCTGCGCGCCTTTATCGATGAGCACAATGCCAGCCTGCCGGCGCTGCTGTCTGCCGACGACATCAAGGTGTTACTGGAAGAGTACAACACCACCCTGCCGCCGCAGGTTCCGCTTGGCGCTAACCTGCAAGAAACGGCCCAGCACTATATGGCGCTGCCAGCTGACTTCCAGCGTATTGATGCAGACCAGAAGCAGACGGCGACGGCAATGAAGGCTTGCATCAAAGAGTACAACGCCACCCTGCCGACGCCGGTTAAAACCAGCGGCAGCCGTGACGCGTTGCTGGAGCAGTTGGCAATCATCAACCCTGACATTGTGGCTCAGGAAGCACAGAAACCGGCACCACTGAAAGTGTCCGGTACCAAAGCAGACATGATCCAGGCCGTGAAGGCAGTAAAACCAGATGCCGTGTTTGCCGACGAGCTGCTGGATGCCTGGCGCGATAACCCGGAAGGGAAAGTGCTGGTCACCCGCCAGCAGCTGAGCACCGCGCTGAATATTCAAAAAGCGCTTCTGGTACACCCGACCGCCGGCATGCTGCTGACCCACCCGAGCCGCGCCGTCGAGGTGAGTTACTTCGGCTTTGATGAGGAGACGGGCCTGGAAGTTCGTGTGCGCCCTGACCTTGAGATCGACCTGGATGGCGTGCGCATCGGTGCTGACCTGAAAACCATCAGCATGTGGAATGTTAAGCAGGAAAGCCTGCGCGCCAAGCTACACCGGGAAATTATTGAACGTGATTATCACCTGAGCGCGGCCATGTACTGCGAAACCGCGGCGCTGGACCAGTTCTTCTGGATTTTCGTCAACAAAGACGAGAACTACCACTGGATCGCAATCATCGAGGCATCCGCTGAACTGCTGGAGCTGGGCATGCTCGAGTACCGCAAAGCGATGCGCGCTATCGCAACCGGATTCGACACAGGTGAATGGCCAGCACCAATCACAACCGACTACACCGACGAACTGAACGACTTCGACCTGCGCCGCCTTGAAGTGCTGCGTACTCAGGCATAAGGGGAATGATGATGGAAAACATGAATATCGTAACTGCTGAGCAGCAGGCTCCTAACACTATCTCTGCCAGCAACTCAATTTTCAACGTTCAGGCATTGGGTCAGTTGCAGGCTTTCGCCGGGCTGATGGCCCAGTCTGTCGTTACAGTACCTGCTCACCTGGCAGGTAAGCCTGCGGATTGCATGGCGATTGTTATGCAAGCCATGCAGTGGGGCATGAACCCTTACGCGGTGGCGCAAAAAACTCACCTGGTCAACGGCCAGTTGGGTTACGAAGCGCAGCTTGTTAACGCCGTAATCAC